TACAAACTGTTCAAGTTAATCTTCTTGACCAACTGACGCTTGTCCCAATACTCTTCTTCGATTTTGTTACCTGCTTTAATAGCTTCTTTAAGTTTGGCCTGCATTTCTTTACGTTCAGCATACCAACGCTTTAACAAGCCAGGAATAATACCTTCTTTTTCATAAGTGAAGATAGTACCGTTAGCACTAAGCATCCANGGCTGATTGCTTTCATAAATTAGTCTATAAACTTCGGCGGCACTTAAGACATCACTATCGCCATTTTCCCAGTCAATAGTAATATCTGTTCCAATAGCTTGTTCCATTACGGCAGTAAACTCTAAACTACCAAACATGCCTTCCCAAGCCGCCGCAAAACTTTTACCTTTTGCCATGTGCGCTTCGATATATTCGTCAGTCATTGTTTGACGTAGTTGTCCAACAATAGTTTCTGGACCCATATTCAGTGCTCTAATGGCACTTGGATATAGACTGTTAATATCTAGTGAGCCAATCCAGTCATGAATACCTTCTTTAGGATACGCAACATACGCACCTGCGGCTTGACTATCTTCACGCTCGTCCATTTTAGTTCTGTTAGGAACTTGAAATCCTCTGCGATGTGCTTCGTTAATAATAGCTTGTTCTGTAACGGCAACTGCGCCCATTGTAGTTTGTAGCAAAACAGTACATTCGTGTGCTAGAGTGTTAGCTAAGTCAAGAAACTTCAATTTCTTGTCTAAACGGTCCAAAAGCGAAGTATCTTGCCTGTTGTACTCGATAAATGTCTTAAAATCGTTGTTGTAGAGCTGATCCAGGGTGCCTTCGTATTGTGTTTTACGTTCACCTAGCTCATATTCCGCAATAGCATCTAAACGGTAAGAATGTCGTTCTTCGTATGTATACTTGCGATACAGTTCTAAACTGTCCAAATGTACACGACCCACTAAGTCGTAAGTAATACTTTGCCGCCCAAACTTTTCATATTCACGTTTCTTTGGAAACTGGTTAAACAAACAGAATCTNCGGGTATCGTCTTTACTCAGTACCTTAGTAACACGATTAACAGTGTACGGGATATCATAGCCTTCGCTGTTCCANCCAGTTAGAATGTCCGCATCTTGAATCAAATCAAGAAACGCATCTAACATTTCGCCTTCTGTTTTAAACAGCATAGTATTAGGAAAGTCTTTGATAGCGTCTTGCGCTTGTTCCCACGTTAATGTCTTTGGAGGTACAGCAAAACATACTAGAGTTTCTAACCATTGTAGGTGAACCGCAATACTGGTAATTGGCATAAAAGCATCTTCAGGAGTGCTATAGCCACGGTCAGGATCAAAGTCCACCTCAATGTCGAAAAACGCTACGTTTAGTTTAGGAGCATCTTGATTTAGATAGTGTTCTGATAGTGTAACAAAGATTGGATTAATATCACTTTCAAACACTTGTTTGTTTGAATTGATTGCTTGTTCTTTGCGTAGTTCTTTTGTGTTCTTACAGATGATCCGTGATACAGGATCTCCGTAGATAGATTGGAATTTACCTTTTCCATCTTTAACGTAAAACGTGTGCTTTACGGGTATATCGCGAAACTCTCGNTCGCCCTTTTTATTNCGTTCAACCACTTTAATGATGTCATTCTCGCGGTCAAACCATGCGTCTACATAGCTCATTTATTCTCCATATGTCATTTTTGGCTGACAAACACCTAATGTGGCAGATTATGGCCTGCCGTACCCTTGTATTATAACACGTTTAGATATTTTTTGTAATATCCAAAATTGCTTCAATTTCTTCCCAGTCTTCATTATAAGTAGACCAATCGCCTTTGTGAGCAATTTTAATAGCCTTATTGATAACACTAGGTTTAACTTGTAATTCTTCTGCTACTGCTTTAACAGTATCCTTTAAGCCTTCTGATAAATCTTCAATTTCACGTAATACTGTAGAGCCTTCTTTAATTAATCTTTCGAGTTTTGCTTTTTCTTCTGCGCCGTATGAACGTCCACCCATGTAAATCTCCTAGTAATAGCCTATTATACAATACTTATCACGGAATGTAAAGCTCAAAGGTAAAAAATGGCAGAATAAATCTGCCATTTGTTTTAGATAACTTTGATTATCTTCCAATAGCTGACATGTTAACACCTGTGCGGGCACCGATTCTGTCTGCCGCTGGCGCTGCCGGTTGCGTGTTAACAGCGCCAGTACTTGCACCAGCACCTGCGGGTGCTTTGGCACCAATAGCAACTGCAGCTTTGATTGTTTCTGCGGTTTCTGGATCAGTTGGCCAGCCATCGTTTAATCTAGCAAGAAGTTTTTCAAGTTCTGCTAATTGACGCTTACGTTCTTCTTCTTTTGGATCAACGACCGGAGTGGGTGTAGGCCCTGTATCTTTTTCGCAAGTTTTTCCATCTTTACTTAGTTTATATCCTTCTGGACATTTTCCATTTACTGGTACAACTGGTTGCGGTTGAACTGGTCCTGGAGGAGTATCTGGATCATCTTTTCCAAGTAGGTATACAGCTATACCAAGCGCAGTCAACGCCGCCAGCAATGATAAGAATTTATTATTTTTAACTAATCGAGTAAATCTGCCACCTAACTTACCGAGAGCATACGTTGTTTTATATAACAAACTTTTTCCTGCGGCAGCGGCTACATTATCTACAGCACCTGCTGCATTATCNNCGGCACCTGCTACTCTAGAACCTGCTCCTGCTGCATTATCTACAGCACCTGCTGCATTATCTACAGCACCTGCTGCATTATCTGCGGCACCTGCTGCATTATCTACAGCCCCACCAATTCTTTGTAATTCAGCATTAGCGGCTTTTCTTTGCAACGCAGTAAGACTTGGATTGTTTGCCAATGCTCGGAGTTCAGCCGCACTTTTACCTGCCATTTGTTTGGCAGCATCTGCTACTGGATCTAAAGCGGCAACTGCCCCTGCCGGTGCTGACGGAACTGCTGCCGCTGCCGGTGCTGACGGAACTGCTGCCGTGCCTGGGGCCCCTCGAGCTTGAATTTCTCTTGCAACTTTTTTCGCTGCCGCAATTTCAGCCGCTCTTGGCCCAATAGCATCTAAATTTGCAATTGTAGCTTGTTCTGCCTTTCTTCCTCCAGCGCCAATCATAGTATCGAGCACCCAACTGGCAAATTTATCACGCGGTCCTTCATTAAGATCTGTTCTCTCAGACAAACCAGATAATTTTCGTATACGATCTAATTCAGTAGACTCAGCTACTTCGCTGATTCCTAACGATGTTGCTAAGGCTAATAATTGTTCAGGAGTAATGCTATTGCCAGTTACACCAACTTTTGCTAATGCCGCTTTAACTACTTGAGGGGTTATACTTGGATCTTGTACAAATGAATCTAATTCGGGTGCTGAAGCAACAGTTGCTGATGCTGGATAAGCGCCGTTAGATCCATCAGAGCGTCTAATAGGTGCCGCCGCTGGTGCCGCCACCGCTGCCGGTGCTTCTGCCGATGCTGGAGCTGCCGCTGGTGCTGCCGCCGCTGCCGGTGCTTCTGCCGATGCTGGAGCTGCCGCTGCCGCCGCAGGTGCTTCCGCCGGAACTGCCGCCGCAGGTGCTGCCGCTGCCGGAGCACTACTTGGTTTAATATATTTTTGAACAATATCAGAATACTTTGGATCTGCCATAGCCGCTAGGGTAAGTTTACCAAGTTTGCCATCGACACCGTTTTTATCCGGGCCAAATTTTCCTAAGTTAGCTTTNGCCTTAACAAGATCTGCTTGCATTGCTTTGATAGTATTCGAATCCATGCCTTTAGCAGCCTTTTTGGCTTCTTCAGGATTACCTATGGTCAAAGCTGCCGCAACTGGAGCNACAACACCTGTACCAAGACCTGCGGCAGTTTGAGCAACTTTGCCACCNCCTACCTTGGCNGCGCCCNTGGCTCCTGCTCTAATTAATCCAGCGCCNCCAAACAAACTAAGCAAGTCACCTGGTGTAATATTTCCTAGCATGTTATCTTTGTCAATCTCATAGCCAAGGGCACCGGCCGCGTTACGTACATTAAGAGCATTTTTGTCTTTATTGTATGCGTCGGTTCCACCTTTATATTTTGCCAATTGGTCATCGTACTTAGTACCAGTAGCTACACTGTCTAAATATGCGGCCGCTTTGTCAGCAAATCCAAATGTTAATCCGTTAGCCAAATCGGCTACGTTTTGACCAACATGATCTGAAGGTTCTAATTCTGCTTTACCTGTCCTCAACATGTCGGCATTGTGTTTAGCTTTCTCGGGACTGAGATATCCAAGGAAATTTGGTTGATGTATTGTAATTCCTGGCTTGGTTGCTTTTAATTCAAATATAGGTTTTTTATAATTACTGGATACGCTCTCACTAGCTGATTGCCCAGGAGCACGTGCAGCAGGAGCTGCCGCTGGAGCCATGGCAGCAATAATTTTTTTAATTTCTGCGATTAATCTATCACGTGCTGGAATATATTCTTTATTGTATCTAGTTATTAAAGCAATAGCATCTGCTTTGTGTTTAATTGATTCAGCATCCTTAACTGTCTTTTTAAGAAACTGATGTTCTTCTGGAGTAATAGCTTCTAAAATAGTTGTATTAAGCCCAAATTCGGCCAATAATGCGCTAGCAATACTCTTACCTTCTAACACATTGCTTGACATTGTAACAGATTCAGCAAGTGCTTTATCAAGTAATCCGTCCGCCTTATCAATAGCACCAAACAAATCTGCTCTAGCAAATGCCGTTGGCTTTGATGCTTTTTCATCTTTGCCTAGAAAGCCTAATAGTGCGGATGTCTTTGCGCTGTTAGGAATTAAACCTTCGTCTTCTAGCTGTTCAACTTCGCTTTGATAAGCACCGAAACTAGCAAACCTACCATCTTTGTTAACAAACTTACCTGTGTTTGGATCAAACAACCCAGCATAGCCAAACTTTCTAGCAAAGTCGCCAATTATAGCTGCACGTTTTGTGTCATCGAGCTCGCGACCAGCGGCTTGCTCAATGTCTTGTAATCTGAGACCCACTCGTTCCATTAACTCTTCTGATTCAAGTAATAGTTTAGCTTGTTCAATAGCGTCTAGTTTGTTAATTAATGATCTTAAATCCATGTCTCTTTCCTAATTATTGTTTTGGTGGCAGTGGCGATTTTGGAAATTGTCGTCCTGTTTTAGGATCGTAGTCCATTACTTCTCCAGACCCTTGATTTAGTCTAAATGCCAAATCGCTAATACGTTGTTCTAATTCTTTATTGTTTGGATATTGTGCTCGCATTTTAATTAATGCGGCCATTTGTGTACTTGTTTTAGCCCAGTCTTCTGCGCTCTTGCCAACAACAGCATCTTTAATATCACCTAGAATGCCTTCGTTAGGATTTTCTTTTGATTTGTTATTAGGCGAGTATTTTTTATAATGTCTATGCTGTCTTGGTTCTTCTTCATCCCAGCCTTCATCATTAGCACCACCGTCCATTTGGTATGCTAGTGAATCTTTACGATCAAAGCCGCTAGTGCTAGACTTATAGTCTCTAGTCCAAGCATCGTCTTTGTGACCTTCTAAAACCTTTTTAGCAATACGTTGTGCGTACATACTTAATTGTTGTTGCTTTTCAACTGCTTGTTGTTCAGCCGCTTGTACCGCCACATCTTGTGCTTCGGCAAAATACTTTTTAAGTAATGACTCTTTAACAGGAGTTTTTTCTGCGGTTACTTCTTGATAATGTTGCATTGCCATTTGTACTGGCAATGCAACCTTGTGAGGATTCGCACCTTCATTGACAATAGACACAAATCGTTTCATGTCGTTTGAATCAACAGCTGGCTTAGAACCAGCTTGATCTAACTTTTCTAAGATGCGTTTCATGTCCATACTATTATCCGTTTAAGCGTGTTAAAAATTGCTTCATACGATCCAAATCAG